TCGACGCAGGGCATACAGAAATGTTTAACGGTTCTAAATTACCTTCAACATTGTCAGATCATCGATCCGGATTAACAAGTATTCGTAAAAAATTAATTTCTAAACTTTCAGAGTGCGAGCATGCCGGATTAATGTCTTAATAATTTAACTATCAAGATTATGTATAAAATAAAATGGAATACCGGAGGAGCCCCGTTAGTATACAGCAATACTAACATTGCTCCTAAGTGTGTAATAGGGTTAGATCGTGATGGTGTTATTAATGTTGATAGAGGAACATATACATATAGGGTTGAAGATTTTATACCTATCGAAGGAAGTTTAGAAGCAGTTGCTAAACTAAGAAGATTAGGACATAAAATTGTTGTAATTACTAATCAAGCAGGTATTAGTAAAGGATTGTATACCGCAAATGATGTCGAGAAAGTGCATGAATACATGTTTCAATTATTAGGTGAGGCGGGTTGTTCGAGTATCGACGGATTATTTTATAGCGAAAGCAATCTTCGAAGCGACATATATGCCAAACCAAACACAGGCATGTTTAAGAGATGCGAAGAAGAAATTAAACACATTAAATTTAAGCACGGATATTTTGTAGGAGATAAAATGTCTGATTTAAAAGCAGCATTTAAAATTGGGGCAACCCCAATTTTAGTTCTTACTGGTCACGGGATCGAAACTGTCAAAGAACTTAATAAGTTTACCAATCAAAAAATAAAGAAAAAAACTATTATTTTTGATAATCTTTCTGCATTTGCTAATTGGATTGAATCTAAATAATTTAAACTGAGCCTGTTTCTAATAAAATATTGAAAGACAAACTAATACGGTCTTCGTTAGTTTTATTTTCACGAACTCCGTGGTCTAAGTATCCAGGCCACATCACTATTCTACCTTGGTCGGGTTGAAATTCAGATTCATTAGTTGCTGAATTACCAATTGGATTACACTTTAATGCTTTAAGAGCATTTCTAAAAACTATATTACCGTCTTTTCCATTTGTTTTAAACCAATACACTCCGCTAATATGATTAATGCCGTGATCATGAATGTGACTATAATGCCCGGGTTTAGATAGAGTTAACCACGAGGCATTGATTATAGGTTTATATTGTTTTTTAACATTCATCAAGGACATATAGGCTACGCAATGATTCATAATAAATGATGTAACTATCGGCATGTTGTTTTCTTTTAGAACAGATTCTGAAAAATCACCTTTATTGGATAAAAATTGAGTTTTAGAATCCCATTCTGTATTTTGTCCCCACTGCTTATCTAAATAAAAGTTAGTAACTACACGTTGTAATTCGTTTTGTACAATATCGTATTCGTTATCTTCTAATTTATATGTATACAGAGGAGTAGGAAATAAAGATATAATTTGCCCCTCACTCTGAGTAGGTGTATTACTTCCTATCATTATGTTCAATGTTAACTAGCATTTGAGTTTTAGGAAAATACAAATAATTAATACCAGAATTGTAAAGAGTCCGCATTGCATCATCAATAGTTTCAACTAACGGCTCTCCTCCTAAATTAAAGGATGTATTAAATAATGCAGGTACCCCTGTTTGATTTTTAAACTCTAAAATTAAATTGTACCAGTGTTCGTTTTGTTCTTTGGTAACTGTTTGAATTCTGCAGGTACCGTCAACATGGATCACCGCAGGAATTTTTTCTTCAACGCCCGGTTGACAATTTACAGCATACATCATGCTAGGACTATCTTCCATGCCGCGCAAATCAAACCATTCATGCGCATCCTCTTGTAACACAGATGCAGCAAATGGTCTAAAATATTCTCGTTTCTTAATTAAGTTAACAAAATCCTTGCCGTCAATCATTGTTGGATCAAACATTAGGGATCTATTGCCTAATGCTCGTGGGCCATTCTCGCATCTTTCTTGAAATAATGCTACAATATTTTTATTTCTAATCGTATCTACAATATCTTTATAACTTACATTGTAAGTTACAGTACCCTTATATTTGTTTGCAATTTTAATAATTGCATCTTCGTCGATAGGCTGTATTGGTCCAAGATATAACCCTTCGTCTTTTTTCCTAACTACTGTATTTTTAGTAATTGTATAATAATGATAAAGGGCGGCTCCAATTGCAGTTCCTGCATCAGTTGATATCGGCTCCACGTAGAGATTTACCCCTTTTGGCAAGTGCTTTAAATAAAAGTAATTTGCAACACAGTTTAAACCGTATCCGCCACTGAGAACGATATTAGTGTTTCCGGTTTTTTCAATAGACTTTAAAATTAATTCTAGTACTTTTTGCTGAGATTCAATCTGAACGTTGTATGCCATATTTCTTCTAGAATTTAATAAGGATAAATCCTCGCTCTCGATCTTTTCTAAAATTTGTGTTATTTCTGCTTGTGTAGTAGTATCGTTTACTTTGGCCCACAATTCGTTCGGATTGTATTTTCTATCGTGAAGTTCGGGGTATAGAGCTTCGTTAACAACTCCGCCATTAGGATATGTTGGAAGTATCACATCACGGTTGGCACTATACTCATTATAAATTTGCGGAGCTTTACTAGGAGAGCCATAAGGAAACAATCCCATAGTTTTTCCTGCTTCTATACTTTGCCAACCACAAAATTGTGTCACTGCTTCATATGCTTTAACAATACCTGGTTTGTCGTCGATCAATATTTCAGTATTATCATTGTAGTAGTGTTCGGTTGGCCAAGGTCCGTTGCCTCCAAAATGCTTGTACACTGTATTAAATGTATCAGGATATGCTGCATCAAATACAGTTTCAACTTCCCACATAGTGTTTCCGTCTTGTCGCTTAACAAATGTTCCGGCGCCGTCAACAATGATTGCAGTTGCAGTATCAAACCCGCTACGATAAAATGCACAAGCTGCATGATTTCTATGATGCTGATCCCAATACTCGATAACCTGAGGGTGAGGGCCTCCTTGATTGTTTATTTCTATTAACCCAATTTTTCTTGCTAGTGAAGTATATGGATCTTCACCTGTATAATCTACACGATTCTCGTCACTGTGAGTGTGAGAAATAACCAAATAATCTATTTTGTCAGTGTATTCTAAAATTTTAAGTATGCTAGCGAACGGAGCACCGTCATATTTTTGTCTAGTCAACCGTTCTTCTTCGATTGAAAATATAATGTTGCCATCTTTTAAAAGACACACGCCTGCGTTATGTCCCCTCGCAATGCCTGCAATGTAACCTGTTTTTGTTGTCATGTTATTTCCTAATTAAGTAATTATTTTGATTTAGAATTATTGTTTAGTGTCTCATTAATATCTTTAATAATACTGTTGATTGTTTTATCGTCAAGTTTCATAAGATATTCGTTGGTTTTTTCTATTCTAATGTCATAAGTTAATCTAATTGGTGAATAAATTTTCTGTCCTTTGCCGTTGTCAATAATATTAAACTTTGGATTGGCTTGATATGAGGTATTTTCAGCAAAAGTACTGCCAATAACTACTGTACATGGAGTATCAACAGCATTTGCCATATGTTGTCCTACTGAGTCGCATCCTAAGAAATAATCTGCAGCATTAATGATAGCTGCCCACGGGACTAAACTTATTTGTTCAGGAACTACTATTCCGATTGGTTTTGATATTGGTAGTTTAATAGAGCTCATTATAATCACTACATAATCTTTGCTTAGTTCTTCGACTATTTTTAAAATGTCATCAATTTCAAACGATCTGCCGCTTTCGTCTATAACAAAATTGCCTTCAAGTTTAGCAGCTGAGCCAAATGGCTGAAATACAATCACTTTTTCTTTTTTTAAGTGAGTCTTTGCTTCAATAATTAAATTTTGAGATGCTAGGTTATCTGCTTTGCTAATAAAAATATTACATTCTTTTGTTGGTGGAATTTCTTCAGGTGGCATATCATAGTTAATAAGCATGTCAAATGCTTGTATAAGATTACATTTTTGATTAAAATATGCATTTAACCTGTACGGCTCTGGAGAAATTACTTCTCTATCTTTAATTATGCTAAACAAATTAGGGTTATCTGACGTGTATACGTTATGCATTATAGCTTTATTCAATAAGCACAATTCTGTCCATCCTTCAACAATAATTATTACTGTTGGATCAATATGTTTGACATGGTATTCTAGTGCTGGAATTGCACATAACACTCTTCCTGCGCCGCCGTTTATAAAAAATGCTTTTTTCATTGATAATATCTTCCGTATGTATTCTTGAAATATTTATAGCTATTCATAATTTGTAGAATAAAAGCTGAACATTTGCTCACAAAAAAGCCTGCGTATAAACACAGGCTGTTCTGTTAATTACGATTAAGTTAACTTATACCGTCTGGTAGTTGAGATATTGCTACTGCATCTGCCTCAGTCCTGTTAGCAATCATTATAACTGGAACGTCTGGGTCTTCAAACGACATATCTTTATCTTGATCAGGTGACAGCGGAAATCTAATAAACATGTTAGGCACACTTGCCATAATTTCTGGCAAGTCTCTAAGTTTTTGTCTGTAATCTATCCATTTTTGTTTAACGCTAGTTGGCATATCTTCTGCAACTCTTCCGTCACACTCACCTAACGCAGCATTTCTTCGACTTCTAATTGCTTCATCTGATGCATTTCGCATGTATTCTTTAAATGCCAACGGGGCGGTATAATCATCAACAATTTTAAATTCTTCAAATACCATAGTGATATCAGTTGGATCAGGGATAACTGTATTCGGCCAATCATCCGGACCAATTGCAATTTCGTATTTTTTTGGCGTCCACCGACAATATAACAGCGCAATCTTAATATAGTCTTCGTCAGTGCTGGGTATAAATTCTACTCTATTAAGATTTAACGCTAGTATTTCAACTGGAGGCTCATTTTCCGGGTGCCATGTATCTGCAATTCTCCCTGAGTCTTTATCAATATAAAGAATTAATTTCTCAGGGCCTTCGTACAAATGAGTACTGGTTTTACCTAATTCAGTGGTTGTTCCAAATAACGTATCAGGTATTAGATATGTCAATGTTTTAGTAATATTGTTCATTTATATTTTTCCTTAACTATAAGTAATTTTAACAAGACCGCCTGCACCCCAACTGCCCCAACATCCGCTAATGGAAGCAGTGTTATGGCCTGCTCCGCCGCCGCCTGGGAACACCGAGTGTGCTGAACAACATGCCAAGTTTCCAACACATGCATGCTTTCCGCTTATTCCATGTGCAGATTTAAATGGTCCTGTTGGAATTCCAGCAACACTAAATCTATCTGCACAACAGTCGTACTGAGCATTCATAGAACCAGATGTTCCTCTAAATTCAATGTCGCCACCAAATGTTGTTGACTCACAGTAACAGTTTGTCCAACCAGCGTTATAGTTTCCTTTGTTACACTGAACATTTCCAATAAAGCAGTTATAGCAGCTACTCACCATGTCCCAGTTTGTACTGCCGCCAGTGCCGCCTTGAGCACAAAAGTTACTAAGTCCCTGTCCTATCACAAATGATTTACATCCATGGCGGCAATTTACACCACACATACAGCAACATGAACAATCAGATGTGCCGGCGGCACATATTGTATAAACACATCCAGCAACAAATTGTCCTGCTGATTTTGTTAATATTTTCGATGTATAATTTCCACCACCTCCACCCACACCAAAATCATTGTCACCGCCTGATGATCCACCAGGACCTCCACCTGATAATACTTCAAATTTAATCGAAGTAGTTCCGGCAGGTACTGTCCATGCGCAGCAACGGCCGCCATTTAGC